ATGAATTAAATTTTAAAAAATATATTGATAGATTATTAAGAGAACTTATAGGAAATTTTAATTTAATAGATGATTTAAAATGTGATGGATATTTTATAACATTGATGTCTAAAATTGAATATCTTGGAACAGAGGAATACTCTCACGAAGTTTGTAGGGAGGAAGTCTTTGAATCTATATCTTTAATAAAAAAAATAATTAAAAATTATAATTTAGAAGGTGATTCTAAGTGAGTTTAGATGCTTATAAAAGGAATATGGCTGCATATGGAATTACTGGTGAATCATCTGACAGATTATTGAATAGATTTATAGATGATTTAAAGAATAGTTTTCTAGATAATTTTTCTTATTATGAAGTTGTTGTAAATTCTGTAGATAAAAATGTTCATATAGTTTCGGATAGCTCTATTGATTCAAACCCAAATAAAAAAATAATGTTATCTTACCCTGGTGATGAATATGCAAAGGGAGATTACGTAGTTTGGGGCTCGACAAATTGGTTAATATATGATATTGATGATAACAAAAAAGTTCAGAATAGATGTGAATTATATAGGTGTAATGGCACACTCAAAGGTATTGATACAAATGGTAAGATAAATGAATATCAATGTATAGTAAGTTATTCTAATACAAGTTCAAGTGGTATTGATAATAATAATTATTTAGATACTTTAGATAATGTCAATGAAATTATTGTACAAAATAACACTTATACAGATAGTATTGTAATAGGTGATAGATTTATTTTTGGAGGAAATGTTTACAAATGTGGAAGAAATATAACTTATTATAAAGATAATATAATAATATTTTATATGGATTTTGATGAAAAATCTGACAATGATAACTTTGATTTAGGCTTGGCTGATTATTATAATAGGAGTATATTTGAAATAAATATACCTGAAGGAGATATAGAATTATCGACTGCAATTTCTTCGCGATTTAATGCTGTAGTAACAGAAAATGGAGTTGTTGTTAGTAAAGATATTTTATGGGAATCTAGTAATGAATTAATCGCAACAGTTGATGAAGACGGTTTAGTAACTACAATATTAGACGGGAGTTGTTTTATTAAGGCAACTATGACTGATAATGAAGATGTGTATACAGATATTAATTTAACTGTAACTTCAACTATATCTGATAATTTTGAGATAGTTGTTAATCCAAATGATGAAACAATTAGATTAGACGATACGATTAGTTTTAACGTTAAACTATTAAATAATTCTGTTGATACAGGAGATGGATTTACTTTTACAGTATTTGGCGGTAGCGTTGGATCTGAAGATTATTCATTTAATGTAATTGATGGAAATAATTTTACTTTAACTAATAATAAAGAAGATAAGGATATAATTATTAGAATGGTTAGTGGAATTCATGCATTAGATAAAACTATTGAATTTAAATGGTTATATTAGGAGGTGATTAGTTGGGTGCTTATTTAACTATTAATGATAATATAGGTGACATGTTAAAAGAGCTTGTTAAAAATGAAATTATAGAAAAATTATTGTCAAATTCAAAAAGTAGTGCATATACTGACGATTTGCCTGTTGATTTTAACGGATTAGATTTGTTGAATGAAAAAATATATGATATTCCTAAAATGCCAGATTCAGAAACTGAGAGTGGTGCTTTTATAGTTGCTTACTTTAATGATGCTGATTTTGCTGGTAAAAATAATACAAATCAATTTAATATGATAGTTGATGTTATTGTTGTTATACACAATGATAGTTGGTTATTAGATAAAGGTAAGAAAAGACCGTTGTTATTATTAAGTGAAATAGATAGAATACTTAGGGATACAAAGACGGACTCTATTAGAGGTCATTGGCAACCTTATAAACCTGCTAGTCTTATACCGATAAATGAATCGTTTAAAGGGTATATAACTAAATGGGTAATTACTAATATTAGTAATAAAGATTGTGATTGATATGAAAATAGATGAAGATGTTGAATTATATTTATTTAAAGGTAAAGATATTATAATAGATGAATTTATAGTATTAAAATCACATAAATTAGAATATATTGTTGAAGAGGTTGGATATAAAAAATACATGTCTTTATTATATTATATATGCAACACACCATATGAATTGAGAACTCAATTATACAAAGAGGGAGTATTGTATACTGATATTACCCATTGGCAACTTTTTATAAATTTTTTCAACGGTGGCACAGATGGAATAATGAAAGATGTATTTGATAAATTTTTATCTTTAAATTTTAACGATTATGTATTGAATGTTTATGATGATGAGATAGTTATGGAAAATGTTAAAAATAATCATAAAATAGATGAATTTAAATTTTTATATATAGTATCAATACTTAGGGAATCCGGTGGCTTAGGTAATAAAAAAGAGCCTATTTTCGGCAACAAAACAGGATTGATATATGATATAGAAAGAGAACAAAGAAGAATGACAAAAGGAAGATTTAAAAGTAAAACTACTTTAAAAAGTATAATGTCATCAATTTCATGGAATAGTAGTGTTAATATATTTCAGATATGGAATTTGACATTATATCAACTTTATGATGGGCTTAACAGTAAGGTAAAGAAAAATAATTATGATAATATTATGTTAGGTATTTATACTGGTAATATAAAATTTGACAGTATAGATTTTAATAAAGAGAATTGGTTTAATAAGTAGATAAAATAGGAGGAATTAATTATGGCAAGTCCAAAAAGTTTTTCAATGCAAGGGGCTTTAAATGTGGGAATATTTTCACTTGAGACAGGTTACTTAGAAGCTTATTTAGAAGATTGTTTAACAACAAATGTTGAATTAACAGCAGAAAAGGTTTATTCGCTCGGTAAGGGCGGTAGCTTCGTTACAGGATTTTCCCACAGCAAGCGAATCCCAGTTACAATAAAACATGGATATCCAACTTCAGAGATTTTAGCAATACAATCTGGTCAAGACATTGTTATTGGAGTAAATACAAATGTAATGAAGTTTGAAAAAGTAACTGTAACTTCAGATATTGCACTCACAAGTAAAGTTGCATTGGGTACTGTTGGTTCTGAGATTGGTGCAATTTATACATTATCAGGAAAATCTTTTGATGAAAAATTCACTCAAGCAGCATCACCAGGCAGTTCTGTATTTTCTTACACTCCAGGTACAAAAACTATTTTGTTTGATACAGCAGCAATTGTAGATGGTACAACTATTATAGTTGCTTATAATTACACTGCGGATGCTACAGCTCAAACAATAAAGATGGATACAGACACTTTTGCAGGAAATAAAAAAGTAGTAATGACTGGTATTGCAATTGACAACTGCACAGATAAAAGTTACAAAGCTCAATTAATATTTAGAAAAATGTCTATTTCTGATTCTATGACTTTATCTTTAGATGAAACTGGAGATCCAGTAGTAATGGATATAGTAATGGAGGCTTTAGCTTCATGCGAATCTGATACGTTAATGGAATGGGTTATATTTGATGAAGATTTAGCTATATAGGTAGGAGGAATTAATTATGGCAAGTCCAAAAAGTTTTTCAATGCAAGGGGCTTTAAATGTGGGAATATTTTCACTTGAGACAGGTTACTTAGAAGCTTATTTAGAAGATTGTTTAACAACAAATGTTGAATTAACAGCAGAAAAGGTTTATTCGCTCGGTAAGGGCGGTAGCTTCGTTACAGGATTTTCCCACTCAAAAAGGATCCCAGTTACTGTGAAACATGGTTATCCAACTTCAGAAATTTTAGCAATTCAATCTGGACAAGATATTATTATTGGAACAAATACAAATGTAATGAAGTTTGAAAAATTAACTGTGAGTTCAAATGCTTCAACTACAAGTAAAGTCGCATTGGGTACAGTCGGAGAAGAGATTGGTGCAATTTATACATTATCAGGAAAATCTTTTGATGAAAAATTCACTCAAGCAGCAGCAACAGTAGCAGTAGCAGCAACTAACGTAGTGGAAGCAGCGTCTGCGGGAACAGATATATTAACTACTACAAGTACTACAGCAATCGGTGCTGATGCCAATGCTTTAAGTATAAATTTAACAACTGCTGTGGATGATACATTAGCAGTAACAGCAAGTGGATCAGTAATAACAATTGCATTAGCTAATATAACAGCTGCTAATAATACAGCTACTCTTATTGAGGCTGCGATACAAGCTTTAGTAACAGTTGATGATGTAGATGTATCTGCATTTACATGTGTAGCCGGTGGAAACTGGGATACAGCTGCAATCGCAACAGGCGAAGTTGGAGCAGTAGACTTTACTGGTGGTGTTGACGCAGTTTCAACTGGTACATTTACTTATACTTTTGCTACTAAAGGTATTGCATTTTATCCAGGAGATATAGCTGATGGTACAACTATTATAGTTGCTTATAATTATACTGCTGATAGTTCGGCTCAAACAATTAAGATGGACACTGATACCTTCAGTGGAAATAAAAAAGTAGTAATGACTGGTATTGCAATTGACAACTGCACAGATAAAAGTTACAAAGCTCAATTAATATTTAGAAAAATGTCTATTTCTGATTCTATGACTTTATCTTTAGATGAAACTGGAGATCCAGTAGTAATGGATGTTATGATGGAAGCACTTGCTTCATGCGAATCAGACACATTAATGGAATGGGTTATATTTGACGAAGATTTAGCTATATAAGTAGGAGGAATAATAAATGAGATTTGAATTTAGAGGAGAGCTCAAAAATAGAGTTATTGTGGATATAATTAAGTTTGATAAAGATATCGCTATATGCGATGCTAATCAAAAATTCAATATTGATGAATTCACAACAATATTTTACCAAAAGGATAAATTTAAAAAAGAAGTATTAGGAATTAAAGAAACTAAAACTTTTAAAGAAGTTAAAGTTACCAAAGAAATTAAAACTTCTAAAAAGAAAGAAAAAGTAACAGGATGATCAAAATGCTAAACTATTTTTATAGTTTATAAAACAATATGGCTAGTTGGATTAATTACCCGATGAAGAGTAGAGAAACCTCATCTCTACTCTTGCCTGTATTTTAAAAAGATTTATTAATAGAAAATTATTATTGTAAAAACGTAAATTAATAACCAAAACAATAAATTAGAGATTACTCTAAATAAGGTAATGTCCAATAGAAATATTGTATGTTACCTTATTTTTTTTTTAATATAAATAAAATAAAGGTTTTATTTACATACTAAAAAGAACGTGTGATACCAACGTTTCATTTTAACATAAAAGGAGGAAATATGGGAAGAAGTACAGTATATAATAAAATAGTAAAAGATAATTATAAATCAGTTTGTGATGAAAATAAAGAATTATTAGATGAATTTTTAGGTTATTGTGAGACGGGTGGAAAGAGTGAAAAAACTTTAATTGGTTATACTTCAGATATTAAGATATTTTTTACATGGAATTTATTAAATAATAAAAATATTCCATTTTATAAAGTAACTAAAAGAAATTTAATAAAATATCAAAATTACCTAATGAAAGAATTAGGTTTAGGAGATTCTAGAATAAAAAGATTAAAATCATCTTTGAGTAGCATGAGTATTTTTGCAGAAAATATATTAGAGGAAGAAGTTGAGGAGTGGAAAGGATTCAGAAATATAATTAATAAGCTTCCACCAACTATAAAAGGTGAGCCTAGAAGAAAAAAGACAGTTATGAATTTTGATGATGTTAAAACTAAAATATTAGATAAACTTGTAGAGGAAAAGAGATATCAACAAGCTTGTTATGTCGCACTGGCTTTATATGGCGGTGCTAGAAAGTCTGAATTAACTAGATTTAAAGTAGATTATTTTACTGATGATAATGTGACTTTCGGATGCTGGTATAAAACTCCAGAAAAAATAGAAGCTAAAGGTAAAGGAGATCATAGACTTTACAAATATACATTAAAAAATGAATTCAAACCTTATTTAGATTTATGGTTAGAACAAAGAGAAAAATTAGGGATTGATTCAAAATGGTTATTTGTAGTAAAAGGAAAAAATGGATATAAACAAGCATCAAGTACAACTATAGATAGTTGGAATAGATATATAAATACTATAACAGATGATGAAATATACGCTCATCTTTTCAGACATAGCTTAACTAGTCATTTAAAAGCTATAAATTTACCAAATAGTATTGTTATTGAAATTATGGGATGGGCTAAAGGTAGTGATGTCATGGTATCAATTTATAATGATGCTAACGTAATGGATGAAATGGGACAATATTTTGATGAGAATGGTATAGTACAAATTGATGAAAATAAATAATAATTGTTATTAGATAAAATGTTATCATAAAAATTTGACAATGATTACAAGTTGTGGTAAAATAATTATAGTAGTACAAATAATCAAGGAGGAATAAAAATGGCTAAAGGTGTACCTAAAAAAGATGGTAGTGGGAAAGGTAGAAAAGCAAATCAAGGTAGAGGTTGTTAGAAAATTAATTAATATAGAATACAGAAGCCTCTTAACAATGCTGACTAGCTGTATTTCATCAAGTAATATAGCTATTATGTGTAGTTATTTACTATACTTGTATTAGCAAGTGTACCTGAAACAAAAGGTTGCGTTCTCCTTTCATATGAATAAATGATAAAACCGTAGTGGTGAATCCCTACCTTATAAGTGGGAGCAATAAAATATTGTTGGTTGAGTGTAAATCACTCATTAAATTTAAAGGAATACTAGTAACTTTAAAGCCAACGTATATTTAAATGTAAAAATTATTTGTAAATCTAAAAATTTATTTACAAAATTATTGGATTAATAGTATAAAAGGAGATGTAAAAATGAAAAAATATTTAAAATTAGAGGATAAAATTAATTTAGTTGATGATATAGTTGAAGGTTGTGTAAGTGACTACGAATTAGACGTGTTACAAAGAGAGGTCGCTACTGTATTATTTACAACAATTTATTTCGATAAGAAATATTACAATGAAAACGTAGTAAAAGATCAAGACGGAAATATGATAACAATGGAAACATATGATAAATTAATGAAAAAAAGAGGCTATTTTAATAACATATATCAAAAAATACCTAAATATGAAATACATTTAATAGAACAATTAATAGATGACTCTATAAAAGAAGAATTAAGACGAGGTGGAGCAATTCAATCTATTGTATCTAAAGTTGAGAGTTTAGATTTTGAAAAAATTGCTAAAGAATTTAAAGATTTAGATCCTAAAAAATTAAAAGAAATAAAAAATATTGTTAATATTAACAACGGATCAGTAAAATTAAAGAAAAAATAAGTAGGTGATTTTATGGCAACAGTAGATTTTGTTATGAACATTATAAGTAAAAGGTTAAAAAACGATGTTGCACAAGTATTACGTACAGATGTCGCAGAATTATTAGACAACGAACTTAGGACAGCTATTAAAGACACTGTTTATGCTGAACAAGAAGGAGATTCTTATGAAAGAAGCATGGGATTATTAAATTCTGTAACTCATAATGTGTATTCTTTTGCTGACTATTATATCATAAGAGCTTACAATGAGCCATCTTTAATGAGTTGGTCTCCAAAAACAGAACATAGTAGCTGGGTAGATGGTGCTGACATACGTAAAAATTTACCATTTTGGATGGCAAGAGGACACACAGGTATAGTAAACTATACACCTGCAAACTATGACATACTAGCTACGAAAAAATTAAGGTCTGAAAAGAAATATTTAAAATTGTTAAAAACAGGTTTAAAATTAAAGGGATATAAGGTCACATAACCTAATATCCTTTTTTAGTGTTTAAAAAAGGTAGGTGGGTTATTTGATAGATGATAAAGTAGACGTTAGTCTGAGACTTGGAGTAGACAAGAAAAGTGAGAATAAAGCGAAAGCTTATCTTAAAAACGTAAGAAAAGAAATGGAAAAGAATCTAGATTTAGAGAGCCAGTTAAGTAAAGAAATAAAAAAAGGATTGCCAGCATATAAAAGTAGAGAAAAGGCTTTGCAGTCTGAAGAGAAAATAAGAATAAAGTTAAAAAATTTAGAAATGCAGTCAATTAAAAATCAAGAAGCATTAAATTTAAAAGTAAAATTATTTAAAGATGCACAATTAAGAAATATAAAGTCTTTAAAAACTAGTAAAACAGTTAACCAAGAAGCTTTGTCTGGTTTTAAAACTGATCTAAACGCTTTAAATGGTAAAACGCCAGAAGTTTCAGCAAAAATGAAAATTATGTCGTCTAGATTTAAAGATATAAAAACAAATGCTAGTATAGCTGGGAAGCAAATGAATACTTTTGGGAGTGCTATAAAACAAGCGTTCTTAAAATTTACTCTTTGGATAGGTGTTACTACAATATTTTTTGGTGCAATTAGTGCTATAAAATCTGGTATAACTACAGTTATTGAATTAGACACAGCTTTAGTTGAATTGAAAAAAGTTACTGATGAAACAGAGGCAACATATGATAAATTTTTAAAGACTTCAATTAATATGTCAAAAGAGCTTGGTAGAACAACAGTTGAAACTTTAAACGCTGCGTCTGCTTGGGCTAGAATGGGATTTAGTATAGAAGAAGTTGGAGAATTAGCAAAAAGTTCATTAACACTTTTAAACATAGGTGATGAAATTGATACAATAGATGAAGCAACAAACTCCATGATTTCTATAATGAAAGGATTCAATTTAGAAGCAACTCAAGCAACTAGAATAGTAGATTCTATAAATGAAGTAAGTAATAATTTCGCTATAACTACTGGTGATATAGCAGAGGGTTTAAGAAGAGATTCTGCTGTTTTAAATCAAACTGGAACATCTTTTGATCAACTTATAGGTATGATTACAGGTGCTGATGAAGCACTTCAAAATATAGAAAAAACTTCTA